AAATACCTCGGAATTTTTGACAATATTATCCACAATGAGCCGCACGCATTGGTTGTTGTTGACTCTTTCTCTGCATTGGCGGCAGAATCAGAACTGGTCGGAGACATCAGCGACCACCAAGTAGCTGCCATGAACCGCTATCTTGCCAAGTTTACCAGAAGATTCGCTAATGTTTTGCCAATCAATCGGGTTACATTGGTAGGTATCACACACTTGATGGCGAACATCCAAAAATTTGGAGCAGGAAAAAGTAAAATAGAGAAGTCAGGAAGTGCATTAAAGTATGCACAAGATGTGAAGTTATGGGCAACTCATAAACAGCCCCTGCTGCAAGGCGAAACACAAATCGGGCAAAAGGTGAATTGGATCGTAGAAAATTCTGCGATTGGACCGCCTGGCCAAAAGGTTACTAGCTACATCAAATATGGTCATGGCCTGTGGAATGAGTATGAAGTCGCAGAACTAGCAAAAGACTTTGGAATTGTAGAAGGAAAAACTTGGATTACGCTTCCCAATGGCGAGAAGCTTCAGGGGATGGTAAACTTTGCCAAGTATCTAGAAGAAAACGACAATGCTTATTCTGATATCAAATCTCAAGTATTTGAAATGCTAGGAATGTAATGAAAGTTAGAGATCTTGAAGGAAATCTGTCCAGCTTTAAGCTAAAGGGGAGTATAATTACAGCGGCAGACAATCGGGCAAGATCCAAGCTTCATATACAAGCAAGGGAAATATTGTATGAATTGTTCCCCACAATGCAGATACTAGAAGAAGTCCCAATCAAAACCAGACCGAATCAGAACCAGTTCCTTGATTTCTACATTAACAAAATCAAGTTAGCTGTTGAAGTTCACGGTCAGCAGCACTACAAATTTAATAGTCTATTCCATGCGTCAGCGCAGGACTTTTTAAAACAAAAGAAAATGGATCAAGACAAAAAAGAGTGGTGCGAACTAAACAACATTACATATATAGAACTTCCGTTTAACGAGGTTAAGGAATGGAAAAAAACGATAATACAGCGTTAAGCAGAATGCGTCATGTTGATGATGCATTAGATCAATATGAAAAAAGCATTGGTCTTCCTGAGTTCTCTGAGGATGCAAGCAATGAAGATGTAAAAAAATATCTGGAAATGACAAGAGAGCAAATGGAATTGCTCAGTATTGAAGATTGCGCCCAAGCAGCTTTGATGCTTTCTGGGTATTGCTTTTATTTACAGAGATGCTACAATAGAGAAATCTCTAGAATCAATTGGGCCAAAGGGGTTTTGAATAAGCTTATATCTGGAACAGAAGCTCAGTACAGAGGTTCTTGGGATAGTCAATACCACCAAGCTATAAACAATAATGATTATATTATGCCCAGCAAAGGGCTGATAGGTTGACATTTCTGGCAACTTCTGTTAGAAACATCTCTGACCTATTAGTAAACTTACAAAGAGCAAAGGCGATGAAATGAATAAAAAAGAATTGATAGCTAGAATACTTGAAAAGATGGATGAATCTGATCTTCAAGAAATTTTAGGTGTTGAAGAAGAAGATAAGGTCTCGCAGCACGAAATAAAACCAAAAAGGCGAGGCAACGGATATAATAAAAAAAATAAAAGACCAAGAGGAGAACGAAAAGAACAAAGTAAAATAGAAGAAGGAGGAACCAAGTTTGTCAATAAGTTTGACGACATGTTGAAGAACATGCAACTGACCTCCGCTGAAAAGGAAGAGTTCAAAACTCTTGAAAAAATAGACGACGCTCCTGCGAGACAGAAACCAAAAAGAGAATCTTCATTAGTAGAAGCTCAATGTACGGTCTGCAATAAGAAGGAGACAGTTTCACGAAGTTTGATAGTTGGCGACCGTTACAGATGTAATAGTTGCTGTTGCAATGCGAGGTAATTATGAAATTTATACAAGAAATTAGAGAATACTACCCACACTATTTGAGCCTGCACCAAAACCCTATTTGCAGACTTCTACATGTGGCTGGGCAATTAGCTACACTGGCTACGATAGCTTTGATTATTTACGGCTGTATTTATTGGTCATTGTTTTTTCTTCTGCTAGTCCCAGTGGTCCCATTTGTAGTATACCCATTTGCTTGGAGCGGCCATTTCTATTTTGAGAAAAATAAACCTGCCGCTTTTAGTAAGCCGATATATGCTAAAATCTGTGATTGGATTATGTTTTTTGAAATCTTGACATTTAGAATTAAGTTTTGGAGGTAGGAAGTGGTATTATCAGATCAAGTAGCAGAGAAAGCAGTCTTAGCTGGCATATGTAAATATGGGGTTGAGGCTTATTATGATGTTTCTGATCTGATTAGCTCTTCTACTTTTACTTCGGATTCTAACTCGGTTATTTATAGCTGTGCAAAGAAGCTACTAGAAGAAGACGAAGCAAGAAAGATAGATCTTGCGTCTATTATGTCTGTGGCTAAAGAGCTTAATTTGCAAGACTTCTTTAACAACAATAATCAAATTAGCCATCTTTCTACAGTAATAAAATTCCCAGTCCTGCATGAAAACGTAAGGCAGTTTGCTGCTAAAATTCGCAAGCTAGAAATAGCTAGGATGATGCATCAGCAACTCGGAGACACGCAGAAAAAATATACTGATATAAAAGGCGATGAGCCTATCTCTTACATCCTTGGCTTGGCAGAAGAATCAATATTTGACTTTACCTCTCTATTGAATGACCAAGGTGATGAGCCAGAACTTCTATTCGGAGACTTGGATGATTATCTAAAAGATAGAGAAGAAAATCAAGTGGATCAGATTGGCATCCCTACAGGCTTTCCAAAATACGATTATGCTATTGGAGGAGGTCTGCGTAGAGGTACTGTGAATGTGATCGGCGCAAGAACAAAGGTTGGTAAGAGCTTGATTGGTCTTAACTGCGGGGCAGACATTGCCAAGCGAGGAGTTCCTATTCTTTATCTAGATACGGAAATGACCAAGCAAGACCAGCAGAATCGTGGTGGCTCAATGGCTTCATATGGCACAAATGCCAAATCCACAATCAATGATATTGAAACGGGTAAATTTTCGCATAATGACTTTAGAAAAAATGCGATGTATGAACTTGCCGATGAATATAAAGGTATTCCATTCTATCATAAAAACATTGGCGGCAAACCATTTGAGGATCAGCTTTCCATCATGAGACGATGGATTGCTAGAACTGTTGGTTTGAATAGCATGGGCAAAGCCAAAGACTGCGTTATTATCTATGACTATCTCAAATTAATGGAAGCCTCAGAACTAGCAAAAAGCGACCTAAAAGAATTCCAGCTTTTAGGATTCATGATGACTGCGTTGCATAACTTTGCGTTGAAATACGAAGTTCCTATCCTTAGTTTTATTCAGCTAAATAGGGATGGTATAGATAAAGAGTCTACATCTGCGGCAAGTGGCTCCGACAGAATCATGTGGCTATGTTCTAATTTCACTATCTATAAACCTAAAAGTGATGAAGAAATAGCTCAGGACGGTCCAGAGAATGGCAATAGAAAGCTTGTTCCTATTATCGCTCGTCATGGCGAAGGGCTTGAAAGCGGAGATTATATCAATGTTCTAATGAAAGGCAATTATGCAAAGCTCATAGAAGGGCAAACAGCATTTGAGCTTGATCAAGGAGGTTCCTACACTGAAGAAGGTGGGGACGAAGAAGATGTCGCATTCTAAATGGAAATATGGTGATTATACTAAGCTAAATTATCTAGCTAAATTAGTAGCCGACAACATTGAAGAACTGTATGAATACTTCAATGTCAAATATTACGTGAATGAAAAGATGATCATATCTAATTGCTTCATTCATGGGGGCGATAACATGACTGCCCTCAACTTCTACCATAATTCAGAATATAAATTTCATTTCGCTTGCAGAACTCATGGTTGTGAAAATCATTTTAAAAACACAGCGATTGGTTTTATTCGTGGCGCTTTGTCTAATGTTAGGCATGGATGGGAAAAAGTTGGCGATAAAGAAGTGACATTCAATGAGACTATTGAATTTTTGTTAGAGCAATTTGATCTAACTTGGGATAGCATAGACACTAGTAAAGATCTTAACCTTGACATACCTACTGAAAAAAAGATTGAGCGACAATCTCAACAAATACAAGAAGCTCCTGTGCCTAAGTTTGAAAGAAGTTATTATAGAAGCAAGGTGCAGATACCTTCAGATTATTATCTTAAAAGAGGGTACAGTATAGAAGTATTAGACGATTATGACATTGGGACTTGTAAAAGTTGGGGTAAGCCACTATACAATCGTGCAGTAGTTCCTGTATATGATGATAAGGGCGAATTTATCATCGGGTTTTCTGGCAGGAGTATATTTGATAAGCAATGTTCTAAGTGTAAAAATTGGCACGACCCTGATAAAAAGTGTCATTTTTTTCCAAAATGGCGTCATTCTAAAGGCTTTAGAAAAGATAAATCGTTGTATAATTAAAAAAAAAAAAAAAAACATATTAAAGAAACTGGTATTGCTATTTTAGTTGAGTCGCCAGGCAACGTCTGGAGATTAGAAGAAGCAGGTATCCATAATTCTATGGCTATTTTTGGAACCTACTTTTCAACTTATCAAAAACAATTAATAGATGCCACTGGAGCTTTAACCCTTGTTCTCTTGATGGACAATGATGAAAACGGAGCAGGGCAAGAAGCAGC